ATATGGTTCTGTAAATGAACCACTTTATCGATCATTTGAAGAATCTAATGCAATATTAGATAGTACTGGCGGAAAAGAAATTCCAAAAAATTCAGTAGTCGCTCTAATTACAAATGGTAGCTATTCACCTGAAATGCCAATTAAATTGTTTAAACGATTGACTACAGGACCATCGGTAGTTACTGGTACTGTATCTAATCCTACGTTAACTTCAGGTATTACATTGGGGGTCGGAGTATCAGCTCCCGGAGTTTCAACAGTGCCAGCTAATTATACTATTGTTACTTCCGGCACAACATTAGATTCATTCATCACAGATTGGTCTGGAGCAAGAATTCCAAACACTTCAATAACAAAAACCACAAATAATCAGGTACAAATTTCACACACATTGGGTGGACAAATTTATTTGTACGAGTTACAAGCTAATGGCTCAAGGTCTACCATATTAGATGATCTAGGATTAATTAAAGATAGCACTATAGGTGTATCAAATTCTGGACCATATATGTTGACTGATATTATTGCTTCACAGACTAGTAGTAATGGATCTGGTACTGGAGCTGCCTTTGACATAACTAGATATGATACTGTGTATTATGTAAGAAATGCAGCCGGCGGAAGCGGATACGCAGTAGGTGATATTATTACAATCGCGGGGACACAATTAGGCGGAACTAGCCCGGCAAATGATTTACTCGTTAGGGTGATTGCAGTTTCCGGTGGTGCTGTAACAGCGGCTATGGTTACATCTGGCGTTGCTGTTCCTTACTATCTAACTCAATTAAGTAACTGGGTAGAATTTGACTACACAGCAAATGAAGGTCAACCAGTAAATATACCGGCAGACGGTAAGTACTGGTTCTATAGCACCCCGTCGCAAGTCGATATTATGGTTAACCGCGCCGGAGTATGGAAAGGTTACGGAAATGTCAATTATGATTCTACCGGAAACCCATCGTCACAGGGTTCAAATAGTACAGACCCATTAGGAGTTATTGTTTCGGCCTCTACACCGACAACGCAGAGTGACGGTACACCATTGGTATTTGGTGATTTATGGATAGATAGCAGTGATTTAGAAAATTATCCAATAATTTATCGTTGGAAAGCTGTTAGAGGTGTTTCTCAATGGGTTTTGGTTGATAAGACAGATCAATTAAGTTCTAATGGTATTTTATTTGCCGACGCACGTTGGGCTACTAATGCCGGTGTAGATCCAGTACAAGATCCTATCCCATCAATTACTAGTTTGTTAACCAGCGATTATACTGATTTAGATTGCCCTGATCCTTCATTATATCCACAAGGTATGTTGTTGTTCAATACACGCCGCTCGGGATATAATGTAAAAGAGTTTACAACAAACTATTTTACCGGTAAAAACTATCCAAATGCAGGCACATATGATCCTTCACTACCAGCTGGTGGAAAAGGTAAATTACCAATCGTAAATTACGCATGGGTAAGTGCTAGTGGCTTGAAAGCTGACGGATCGGCTTACATGGGTCGTAAAGCACAAAGAGCAATGGTAGTTGAGGCTTTAAAATCAGCAATTGGTACAAATCAAACTATTCGTGAAGAAGATAATTTCTTTAATTTAATGGCAACACCGGGTTACCCGGAACTACAACCTGACATGGTTACACTAAACAATGACCGCCATAATACTGGTTACATTGTAGGTGACACACCATTAAGATTGGGCGACGGAGCTACTCAAATCACTAACTGGGCTACAAATGCAAATGGCGCAACAAGTTCAGGTGAAGACGGGTGGGTAACTCGTGACAGTTATATGGGTATATTCTACCCTAGCGGCATCACAACAGATTTAACTGGTTCGGCGGCAGTTGTTCCTGCAAGTCATATGATGTTGCGTACTCTATTGCGTAACGATACAATCGGATATCCTTGGTTAGCACCGGCTGGTACACGCCGAGGTACTATTGACAATGCCACAAACATTGGTTATTTAGATTCTGTTACTGGTGAATTCCAAACAGTTAAAAATCGTATGAGCATCAGAGATGTATTATACACAAATCAAATTAATCCGTTAGCATACTTCACTGGCGTGGGCTTGTTGAATTATGGTAATAAGAATAGTTTTGATAGTCAAAGTGCATTGGATCGTATTAATGTAGCACGTTTAGTAGCTTACATTCGTGAAAGACTACAAGTAGCGGCCCGTCCGTTTGTATTCGAGCCAAACGATTCATTAACAAGACAGCAAATTACAGGTGTTGTACAGTCGTTATTCATTGACTTAGTTGCAAAACGAGGTTTATATGACTACTTGGTAGTCTGTGACACAAGCAACAATACTCCTTCACGAATTGATCGTAGTGAGTTGTGGATTGACATTGCTATTGAGCCTGTTAAGGCAGCAGAGTTTATCTACATTCCAGTACGACTATTGAACACAGGGGCTTTAGGAGCGCAATAAAATAACTACCCGAAAGGGTAGTTATTTTACAGATAAATAATTACATAGGAGAATTACAAAATGGCAATAGCCTCACAATCATTGTTCAATATGACAGTCGGAGCAGACAATACACCTAGCTCGCAGGGTTTATTGATGCCTAAATTGCAGTATCGCTTTAGAGTACTGTTTTTAAATTTCGGAGTCGGTGGCTCTACACAAGAATTGACTAAACAAGTTATGGATATTCAACGACCACAAGTCCAGTTTGAAGAAACTGCAATTGATATTTACAACAGTAAAATTTACTTAGCAGGCAAACATACATGGCAAGAAACGCAAATTAATTTGCGTGACGATGCCGCCGGCAATGTTAGTAAATTAGTTGGTCAACAGTTACAAAAGCAATTTGACTTTGTTGATCAAGCATCAGCCGCAACAGGTCAAGATTATAAATTCCAAATCAATTACGAAATACTTGACGGTGGAAATGGAACTCAAACACCTAATATATTAGAAACATGGGAATTGTATGGTTGCTTTATTAAAACAGCTAATTACAATAACATGGATTATAAGTCTAATGATCCAGCATCTATTCAATTGTCAATTCGCTTTGACAATGCAGTACAATCACCATTGTCAAGTGGTCTAGGTGTTAAAGTTGGTCGTGCATTTGGTGGATTAGCAGTTACTGGTCTTGGAAAATAATTAAATGGCGGGATTCTTTCAGGATCTTCTTAAAGATACTGCCAAAGGATTCTTTGGTAATGAATACTTGCGTGATTATACTCACGCAAGTAAAACTTTTAGAACTAATGCATACGGTTATGCACCAAAATTTAAGTTCTTATTTCATGTTTACTTTGACATCAATAAAAGTTTAATACCAGCAACATCTAGTTTTCCGGAAGATAGTAATTTTGGGTTGGCTGTTAAAACAGTGCAATTACCTAAATATAGCTTTGAACTAGCAACATTAAATCAATATAATAGAAAAAGAATCGTTCAAACTAAAATCAAGTACGATCCTATACAAATTGCCTTTCATGATGATAATAATAACATAATAAGAAAACTTTGGCATACTTACTATACGTATTACTACAAAGATGCCGCACAGAAAGATATGGACCCGGGAATCAATAGCGGTAGAGATATATATAATCCATCATCTTCAACCGGACATGACTGGGGATATATAGGAGAAGGAAAAAATGAACAAGGTACTGCCACCGGCGCAGGACTAGGAGCTACCAAACCAGTATTCTTTAAGTCCATTGATGTCTATGGTTTCAATCAACATAATTTTGTACTATATAAATTAATAAATCCTATCATTGAAAGTTTTAGCCACGACACTTACAACTATTCAGAAGGTAACGGAGTCATGGAAAACAACATGACAGTTCAATATGAATATGTAAAGTATTACGAAGGTGCTATCGACGGAAGAAACCCAGGTCAGATTGTTAAAGAATTTGGATCAGATGCTCATTATGATAGAACTGTAAGTCCTATAGCAATACCGGGTGCTAATGGTACTATATTAGGTCAGGGTGGCCTAATAGATGGCGTGGGCGGTGTTATTGATGATTTAGCTAGTGGTAATATATTGGGTGCAATAAAGAAAGCAGGGACAACTGCTCAGACTTTTAAGAATCCTGCTAATATTTTAAAAATTGCAAAATCTGAAGCATTAGGTGAGATATCAAATTCTATCCTAAACACCACTAACAGAAACAACGCATTCAACTTTCCATCAGCCGCATCCACAGTGATTAAATCTACTAACGATACATTAGGTAGTTTATTTAAGGGTGTGAATAAAGGACCGCCGCCCGGCGGATAACATAAATATATCTACGAGGTATATTGATGGCACAGATAATAGACGGTCCGCAGTCTCAATTAGACACAACAGTAAGAGTTTTTGACAACTTCTATGATTTTGACATTTCGGTGAGTGCCGATATGTATGAAATCATATATTCATATTTTTCTTCTGTTTGCTCTACTTTTTCAATTGCACGAAATTTCACAACAATGTTGTTTAGGATATCCAGCATTACAGGAGAAAGTCCATTAGTACTGCTTGAAAATATCAGCGGTAATTCAAAACTTGAAACTACTGCACTAATGGCATATTACTTAAATAGCATTAAAAGTAAAACAACTTTATACGGGGTGAGTGTTTCTACTTCCCCAAATGAAACAGTACAAAGAAATATTGTT